TCAGCGAAGCCGCTTTCGCCAGTAAAGCGTATGGGCCCAGGCCCAGGGCACATGGGGTTCGAAGAGCCGATAGCCCGCCCGGATGAAATTATTGGCGGACACCGGATTGTCGGTCGTATCCGAGATGATGCTGTCCCATCCAGTACGCCGTGCCCTTGCCTCGATCACCCGCATCATCCTGCACTGGAGGTCACGTCCCCGGTGCCGCTGCAACACACCGACCCTGGAGAAATAACCGCCATTTCGAATGTGCGTTGACGGCACGACACCGGCGAAGGCTACCGGCTCATCGCCGTGATAGGCAAGCCACCACGCCCCTAACTCGAATTGTGGCAAGGGAGCCGCATCGAAGAACGTCGACTGATGCAGATCGGCCAATATATTGGCGATGTCGTCATCGGATGCATCGACGATGCGAATTCTGTACATGGGATGATCCATTGGGGTGGAGTGCAGTAACATCGTGCCGATTGAGGCTCACTTGCCCAGCACGACCTTGACACCTAGCCAGACCGCGCCCATCAGCCCGGTGGCGATCACCGTAATGACGGCTTTGAAGGTGTAGCTCTGCGCCTGCTCCACGCTCGTTCGCCATCGGCGCAGGTGCTGAAAATCGGCCCTCAGCTCCTTTCGGTCGTCATCTTCGATTCCGAAAGACGCCAGCACCGATGCCACCGTCCTCAATACGATGGCATCGATGTTCGCCTGCTGAAGCCTGTGTTGCGCAGCCAGCGTCTCGGCAACGATCGCCCTGATTTCGTCATCCGCCATCTTCACCGCTTGATGATCCTCGCAACATTCTCGAAGCCGCGCTTGGCGAAGTAGAAGGAGACAACCAGATTGGCTGTGATCGCGGCAAACCCCGCGAGGGCGTCCGTGGACCCAAAGCCGAGGACCTTGTCCCAGACCAGGAGTTTCGCGAAGTAAAGCGCGACGCAATAGCCCATCAATTTGTCCGGCTCCCACCCGTGCCCGATCTCCGCGATGCGGTACTGCATGACGGCTTTGGTTTCGGCCGTCTGCGACGCGATCTCGCTCGCCGCAAGATCCGCCGCGATCCTGGTGTGTCCACGTTTTCAGCCTTCAGCTTCGCGCTATAGGCATCGATCAGCGCCTTGACGACAGGGCCGCCGAGAAACGAGATGATCGTCATCCACATTAGCCGTTCCTCCGAAGAGTTCTCAGGCGTGCGATGATCGTCACGACGGAGATCACCAGCAGGATGCGCCCCGTCGTCTTGACATCGCCGATGGCCGCGCCGATCTGGTCCTTGACGCCGGGATCGCCCAGCGCGTCAGCGAGATCATCAATGATCGAAGCCAGCGCACCGGCGAGCGCGAGGCAATAGCTCCAGGCGATGGTCATGGAGTGCAGGCAGGCTGCTTTGATTCTCGCGAGCATCAGGGTGTGCTCCTCAGCGCTGCAAGTCTTGCCTCGAGCGACTTGATCAGGCTGTCGGTGCCGGTCACGAACCGAAGGGCTGGGTCCTTGCAGAACCAGCAGGTGCCAAAGCCCGCAGCGAAAAGCAGGATATCGAGGATCGTCCGCATGTTCATTTCCTTCCAAAAACCGCTCGGACCAAATCGATCACGAACGCGCCGATCGAGCCCTTCGACGGATTCGTCAGTGACGGCCTCGCCGCGTCGCCGGCCGCCGGGCTTTTTGCCTCTTTGCCACTGCAAAGCTGATCTCGGGATCGAGCTCCATCAGAGCGATCATGAGCGCCGCGCATCCCAGTTGAGGATCGACTTTGCTGGGATCGTAGACGCCGTCCCGGACGTACTTTCCCGCGCGGTATTGGTTGGTGCCCGACCACAGATAGGGCGACGGCACCCCCCGGGCCGCATAGCCAATGCCGTTGTAGGTCTCGAGCGCGGTCAACGCTGCCGCGATTGACCAGTCCTTGTGGCGCGCGAGGAAGGGCGGACACTTGACCAGCGCATCGATGGCAGCCGCCTCCCAAGACGAGAACGGGCCGCGCCCGGCCGGAACATGAACCGAGACCCGGTTCCAGGGATCTCCCTGGGCCAGCGAAGCCCTCCAGTCCTGGGAGGATTCCCGTTCGTGGATCACAGCAATAATCGGCCAGGGAACACCGGTGTCTCGCTCGACGGCCCGGTAACGTTGCCCAGCCTTGTAGAGCCGCAAAGCGGCGTGGGCGGCTTCGGCTTTCCGAGTCGGCTTGGCTTTCGACCAGCGATCGGCATTCGCCCGAGTGAGGGCGTTGAGGTCTACCATGGGTTGACTCGGTTGGGGGTTAAGGTGTTACGTTCACACTCAAATCAGCAACATTGCGAGACAATGAGCGAGCGCACTAGATTTCTTTGGCGTGCATTCCGGTCCAGATTCCGCGACCACAAGGCTGAGCTATCCGCCATACTCAGCTACATCCAGCAGGGTGATCTCGTTTGCGATGTAGGGGCAAACAAGAGAAGCTTCCTATATTGGCTTTCGAAATGGAGCGCTCATGGCCGTGTGGTCGCGTTCGAACCGCAGCGGGATCTTGCTGACTATCTAACAAGAATTTGCACAGATCTGCCGCTTCAAAATGTTACCATCGAACCGAAGGCAGTTTTCTCGGAAACAGGGAGCAGAGAGTTTTTCGTCCCAAAGGGACATAAGCCCGGAGCTTCTCTTTCCAGAGAAGGCTTATCCTATGCTGCCGTCGAAACAGTTCACGTCCCCATAGTCGCACTAGACGATTACTTCGGCGCGAATGAACGGATCTCTGTTCTTAAGATAGATGTAGAAGGCGCCGAGATTGGCGTGTTTAAAGGTGCGGAACGTATCCTTCGAAAGGACCTGCCCCTCTTGGTTTTCGAACGCGAGAGCAGGCATCTCGGAGGCCGACCCATCAGCGATGTCTTTCGTTATCTCGAAGGTTTGGGTTATCGCGGCTCCTTTATACAACGCGGCCATGTATTTCCCGTTTCTCAATTCCGAGAAGAAGTGCACCAGCACAACGACGGCCAATGGTTTTGGAAGCGTCCCGGGTACTGCTCGAACTTCGTGTTCACTCCCGCTAGATAATCCGAAGAAGCTTGTTGGCAATGACCGTCGGCGGCACGATCGCATGAGCGTTGCCACTGGTATTGTTTGACGCTACGGAGATCGAATTGCTGCCCGTGGAGGTGATTATTTTCCGCGAGCCTCCTAGAGTGGTAATGCCGAAAGTATTGCCGCTGGCAGGGTTGCGTCCGTCAGCCGCACCTTGCCACACATCGCTATCGGTTGAGTTGACGGAGATGGAATTGCTTCCATTTGAAGAGATCCCAGTCGGCAGTTCTGCGAGAGTAAGCGTATGTGACTGCGAGCCTCCAACCGCACCTAAAGATGTGGCACTTGTGCCGAAGTAGGCGCTCGTCAGACGGCTAGCCACGGAGCCACCCATGTCATCCTTGCCGGCAACCACCCGCCCTCTCAGATCGGGGATGTTGAAAGTTGTCGACCCATCGCCCGGGCCATAAGTGGTGCCCAGGAGCGAAAACAGCGTGGCATACGTCGTGCGAGAGATGGCCTGTCCATACATCAGCGCGAAGGTGCTGTTCGGCGCAGAAGAGCCCCAGAAATCCAGGCTGCCGCCGATGGGAATGTTGTATGGATTCCCGAAGATGTTTTGCAGAAGAAACAATCCAGTATTGTTATTGTAGAGCGCAACATAGGGTGTGCCCGCAACCAAGAGGCCAGCCGCCATTTCCGTAGTTGGGTCGGCTCGGATCGACTTCGCGCCGAGGCCGTCGACATTGAGAGTGACGTTGGGCGAACCTGCCGCGTTCGTCATTCAACTGCGAGAGCGACTGAAACACCTGATAGGTGTTGACCGCATAGGCCGTGCTGGTCCCGCCCGTCACGATCGCTCCGGTGACATCATCTCGGTATTTGGCCATCGCCGCCATCATCGCGCGCGCCGAGTCGTTGACGCAGGCGGGTGACTGGCCTTCCGCCCAGTTGATAGTGGAATCGGCAGTCGCGTCGGCGGACGCCGTTTGAGACCATTTGTAGAGAGTCATTCTGCATCCTCAGCTGGAAGAGCGGCGCCGTAGGGCGCCATCATGAGCTTCGAGAAAGTCGCCGCTGCGGCCCGTCAGGCGGGCGTTTTCGTCTCTCTGGCGCACAGCTCGATATACTGAGCGCACCGACAGGACGGGGCCCGGGCCGTCAGGAGGTTGCGGATCACGCCCGGCGGAACGCCGGGGCTCTCGCTTGCAATTTCGGCGACACGTGCATCGATGATCCCATCGATTTCGGCACGCAGCTCCTCGATCCGATCCTCAAGCCTCGCCGTGCGCTGCTGTTTCATTGCCATTGGTTCTTTCGTCCTTCGTTTGAGCCTCGAATGCCGCCAGCTGCTGGCGCGCGGATGCAGCATCGTTCTGCGTGCGCCGCAGCGCGCGTTCTCGCTGGGCTTGGTGCGAGGCCAGATGAACCTGCATGTCGTACGGTAGTGCGTCGAACCGTTGCTTGAACCGCCCGGGCCAGGACCGCGGCGGTGAAATGGCAGCAACTGCGCTCATCGCGCTCGCTGCCGTGCCGCCCAGCGTTGGATCCGCGAGGCCGAGCGCGACATGCATCCGCGATATGTCCACAACTGCCGGCCAGAGCCGGCTCATGCCGAGCGACGCGCAGTCGGTGACAAAACGCGCCACCGACGCAGGTGCCGCCGGACAGGCGGTCGCGCCGTTCAGCTCACACCATTTGACGAACATCGGCGCATCGCGCAGTCGTGCCTGCGCAAGCGCCGTCAACAGCGGATGGGTCATCGCTTTGCTTTGCGCAGCGCTTCATGAAAATCGCCCATGCGCCGGCGCAAATCCACCAGCTGAACGCGCTTTCGCAGGTTGTGGGGGCTTGAATCGATCTCGCCCCCAAGCTCGGCGTCAAATTTCTCGAGCGCTGCCGCGCGCTTCTTCAGTCCATAGAGCGCGAAGTTCTCCGCGATCCGATCCGGAGACATCGGCTCGCCATAGAAATTTCCACTGATGGATTCGGCCCGCTCGATAAGATTTTTTTCGTCTTCGCTCATGGTGCGCTTCCTGTCGTGAATTGACTTTGATCGGCTGGTCAGTACGGTGAGAAGAAGATCGGCGGAGGGATCCGATGCTCCGGTCTTTCGGCCGCCTGCGAGTGGTGTGCGCTGTGCTTCTGTGCCCACCTGGATTCCCGTTGCGGTAGGCGCGTTCATTTCGTCCGTTGGGTACCCCAGCGCCGCGTAGGGGTTGAGTTCATGGCGGATCTTGTGATCCGGCCAGGACCAGATGAATTTTCCACGCTCGTTCGGGCCGAGAAGAATTCCTGTCCCGTACCCCTCCGTCACGACGTCCTGATCGTCGCCTTTCTGGACGATCCTGCGGAAGACGTTGCCTGGATGGAGAACATGCTCAGGCATCGTGGTATTCACGATCGTCAATCGGTCGTCATCCACTTGCTGGCGAATAGGGCCCAAGCCTCGGACATCCATGACCGCTCCGTCGGCGCTGTTTTGATCGCCTTGAAAGGGTGTCGCGTGCCGTTTGAGTTCAAACGCCGATAGGGGCGTGTTTCCCTGCCTGGTGCTTCCGTCCCACTGTTCCGTTTGGTAATGGTGTGGCCCGCTTGGCACTGTGATCTGTCGGCCACCTGAAAAGGGAACTGCGTGTTGTATTGGCGATTGCATCGTGGGATCCACGCAAAATACTCCGCTTGCTTGCAATGAGGATCGAGCACCGCGCCTCTTGAGGCGCGCGAGTTTTGATGATCGAGATTGGAAGTCGGTTACGTAGGTCGCCCCGCAGGAAGAGCTGCCGCGACCTGAAAATTGGCTATGATGCGGGGTTCGCCTCAGGCTGACCGCGGGAGCGACACGCGACCAGCGAACATCAGAACGCGCGACCTCATGTCCGGAGGTTGAGCCTCCGAACCTCGGAAATTAAGGGTAAGCGCGAGAAGCCGGCTTAAGCGCTTGGCGCGGCTTCATCGACGCGCGCTCGCGGCTTGAGCCACCTGATCAGGCGGCCTACGGCGGCAACTGCGAGTAACGCAACGAGATTGGTTGCGGCCAGGACAAGAGCCAAGACAATGGGCCCGTCCGCGGTTCGCGGAATGTCGTTCGGACCGGGCCACATCAACACGACAAGGACACCGACAAACAAAATATTTGCGAGCGCCACGCTGGCCGTGAACCTCAGCATCGGCGACAATTGGACGCCAAGAAGCTCTGGCGCCACGACGAGAGTTGCCCCCAAGAAGAGACAGACGAAATGCGACAGCGATAGGGAGATGGCCGCCATTGCAAGCGAATCAACGGATATGAAGCCGTAGGTCACGAGCAGGCCCACGGCCGTCACAAACACGAACTTGATAAGGACATCGAGGACGATGATCGACAGCCACTGGGACGTCGAGAAATTCATCTATCTCCTCCAAAGACATGCTGATCAGAGATGATCTGAGCGCAGGCACTATTTCGATTGGGTATTTGAATATACAGGTGTCCCTAAGTGCCAACTATGTATGACTTGGTTACCCCGGCGGCGACACCATCGTAGATGGACAGACGTGCGGCCGGCTCCCGAAACTGACGGTCGCTGCGGTCGCAACATTGGAGCAGAACCTTTCAGCCTGAGTGCCACCGGGATTTGTCAATCTTTGCGCACTCTCCTTGCTTGGTATAGCGCAACCGCGTCCCTGAGATCGCCCGAGCTGGAAAGCCGGGCGCTCAACGTTCTCAGATCATGCTGCTCGCCCTCGCCCCGCCGCGCCGCCATACCCGGCCTCTGCACCGGCGGCATCGGCTTGGTCGTGACGGCGTCCCTCGCTTTCATCATCAACCGGTATTTGCCGGCGTCGTACATCATGCGCTGGAAAGTGGCATTGCGCATCAGCGGCTCGCTGTCGAAGAGGCGCCGCATTTCCTCCGGTTCGATGCCGCTGGCTTTGGCCGACGCCATGATTTCCTGCGCGACGGCCTGCCTGACGTCTTTCGATTCCTGCTTGAGCAACGTCTCAAGCCGGGCGTCCTCCGCCTTTGCATAGTTCAGAAAGCTGTGTCGCGAGGCATCCGCCGTCCGCCGCATTTCCTCACTCTGCCGGGCGCGCAATTGCTCGCTCGCCGCGACGATCGCCTGGATGCGCGACAGCTTTGCGGGGTCATGATGTGCTATTTGCGCGAGGGCTTCCGGAAGCCGCTCCGGCGCCAGCCCGGCCAATTCCGGAAACTGGCTGACAAAGCTCGCCTGCGCGATCTGCATGGCGGCATCAAGTCCTTCGGCATAACTCCGCCGTGCGCGCTCGACCTCGCCGACCTTTTCCTCGAGCGCCAGCCGCACCTTCGGATGCTGCAAGAGCTTATCTAGATCGGGCTCGAGCTCCGCGGAACGCTTCTCGCGATCGTTCGTCGCGTGTGACGAGGTTTCGATCTCGCCGTCAGGCCCATCGCGGCCCTTGGGCTGCTCAAAGCCGTAGAACTCGGGCGCATCGGGATCATTGGCAGCCACTTCCGCGCGAAGCGCATCGATCCTTTCCGCGAGCGCCTCCGAAGACTCGCCCTCGGCGATCTGCCTGTCGCCGGCCGTCGCGCTTGCGTAATCCCGCGCGGCGCGCGCGAGGGTTACAGCCTCGTTTGCGGCAGCGGGCTTGCCCTCTGCGTCCGTATATTGCCTGACGACAGTTTTTGGCTGTGAATCGGATCGCTGGTCGGCGGCATCACGCAACGATGCGCTGTCACTTTCGATCGAGTGGTGTTCGCTCTCCCTGTCCGGATCCGGCATTTCCGCATAACCAGCATTGACCAGGTCGAAAGCGGCGCCTGTCAGATCCCCGTCGGTTTGCACTGTCATATCTAGCCTCCCCATTTTCCCTTGAAGGGAGTAAGCAGGCTGTTGATGCCGCCAGCGATCGTCGCAAACTGATCGGCGCCGGATTTCTCCTGCGTTCCCGTCGTCGTGCTGTTGTTCTGAGTCCCGAGCTGCGCGATGGGCACGCCGATCTGCGCGAGCAGGCTCAACGCCTGCACGGGGATGCCGCGGCGCTGCGCTTCCTCCGCCAACGTAGCGTTGGCTCCATAGTTCTGCGCGTCAAGCGCCGATTGCGCCGCGGTGACGCCCTGGCCGCGATTGGTGAGGTCGCTCTGCTGCATCTGGGTCAGGGTGTTGGCCGTCGTGTTGCCGGCATTATACAGCGCATTTGTAGCGGCAAGCTGGTTCGCCACGTCCTGGTTATATTGCGCAGCGATCACCGGCGCTTCGGCCGCGGCAACGCCCCGTCCATAGGCCATCTGGTTGGCGCCGCTGAAATCACGGCCGGCGGCGGCGAACTGCGAGTTCACGTCGTTGCCGACATCCGATCGAATCTGCACGAGTTGCGCGGTAAGAGCCGGGTTATTGCCGATCATGCTGCCGTTCGCGTAGGGCGTCATCCAGTTGCGATTGGTTGCGAGATTGTCCTGGACGTTGCCCGCCTGCGCGGTGGCGCCGCCGCCATTGAGCAGCGACTGTGCATAGCCTGCGATCTGTCCCGTATAAGGATTGCCTGATGCAGCGTTGGTCTTCAGCGCGTCGAGCGCAGAGCTCTCCGCCGACGTCAGGCCGGTGTTGTTGAGCCCGGTACCGATCTGACCCAACATTGTTTGCAGCGCTGGCTGCGCGGCGACCCAGGGTGCCGACTGCGATTGTACGGTCTGTGTGGAGGTGGACTGTCCGCCCATGGACGATGTTTCCTTCTTAGCTAGTGTAATTGGTCGTTGCGAGAGACTACGATCCGCAATGCAGCAGGCGTCAACGAACCTATGGCAAGCGCTTGTCTATGATTGAATGTGTTTCCTCGTATCCTTCAAGAACGCGCGCCCAGCCTTTCCGGCCGAAGATGCGTACGCATCGACAGCCCTCCTTTGCGGCATAGGCCTCTATGCCGCGGATCAGGGCTAGCCAGCGCGTCATGCCGGCGCCGGCGCATGCCGTGACGACACAGACCTTGCCAGCCTCTGTCTGCTGGACGCTCGTCGATGCCACCGCCTCGATCGAGGAGCCGTTCCAGGCAACCCAAAGCAGCGCAATGCCAGAAAGAATGTCGCGCTCAATCGTAGTGAATGACGACAAGCCTGTCCTGACGATCGCCCCCTTAATTAAGGGAGCGACAAGGGGCCAGATCTCACGCACCCGTCCCGGATCGATGCAGACCAGTTGCGTTCTGTCGCGTTGATCCGGGCAAAAACCACCACGTGCTCGCGACGTCCGGCTAGTCATGCGCAATTCCGAAGGGCGAACGAAGAATGACATACGCGTTGCTCGGATCGCATGCGGGACGTAAACGCATCGTTCGCGAGGGCGCTCACATACATTGACTCGTGACAGATCTCCGCTGTCGCGGTCGATGACGCCGTATCGCGCCAAGGGCCGCGGATAGTGAGGCTATCCCAACCCTGCCTATCGCTGGAATCGTCGTGCGGAGTGGCCTGCAACGGCGCAAAGCGCGGCCGACTGCAACTTCGGTGAGGAGGCTCCCATCCGCGCCTTCCAGCACATATTCCGGCTGATCAAGTGCGCAGCGAAATCCACGACAACGTAGTCGCCCCGCCAGATGAGACCCTTCTTGGACTGCAAAATAACGAGGCCGCGCTGGAAGTCCCAGTTGCTCTGCAAGACGACGGGGGTGACGAGCACCAAGCATCGCGAGCTGAAATCTGAATGATCGTCCTCGGCGACCTCGCCGATTGGCTAGAGCGGAGGCGCATCGATGTCTGAATGCTGGTCGCTCATGGCAAGGCTCGGATCAGAGATGAGGAAAGGCGCGCCGATGCCGAAGAAACTTGAAGCAGGGCATTTTCTTTTCATAGGTCGCCGATCCTTCAGTTAGTGCCATGGATCAGGATCGCTGTACCCTTTGGGCACTTCTGCCATCGCTTGTTCATACTCGCGCGCCCTTCCGAGGTTCTTGAGGCACACTGCTCGGTTTAACCTGGCATCGTTGAGAAAGAACGCCTCGTCCATCGCCAGGGATAGCTCGATCACTTGGCGATAGGCTGCTTCGGCGTCGTTCCAATATTCCAGATCCCTCAGCCGAGAGGCCACCATATAAGAACCTGCCAGGGTCCAGCGCTGAGCTGCAGGATCTGATCCGATTTGTCCAACTTTGTTCCGCAGCGCCTCCTCCACTCCGAGCGATCGAGGAGTCTCGTCTGCAGTCAGAGCCCCTCGATGCTTGCGAAGAAGGACCTCGGCATCGTCGTACCGTTTCTCGAAAATCAAGAACACAAACTTCTCTGAAATCGAGTGCAGTGAAACCATTTTATTTGATCTTTTGGCTAGTGAACTCAGCCCATTCTAAACTCTGCCAGAATATACGTAAACTGCATACCTCACTCTTGCGATCGCACATCGGCGCATTCTCATAGCCGCTGCCCACTCATCCCCTAAATCTCCACTTGCCGGTACGCTTAAATTCCTCATATATCTCGTTTCTTTTGGCCTTCTCTTTTGCACTCTTCTCCTTTTTCTGTCGGACCAGCCGACGCCCAATTTCCTTCCTCTCCTCCGGCGGCGGCGGTCTTTCGTAATCATTCCCACCGCAATCTTCGGTGACAAATCCCGGCTTGCAATCGTTGACATCCCAAGGCTCGTTACTCGATTTTGGGACTGGGCCTGCTGGATAGTTGCTCTTCCATCGCTTGAAAATGTCACCAATAGTACCGTTCGCAAACGCATCACGACAGATCTCCTGCGCCCGGCTCCATTCCTTCCTGCATTCTTCGTCGGATTTACGACCACCGCCACCGCTTCCGCGGTTACCTCCATAGATGTTTCCTCCTCCGAAGCTGGCCGAGGGTAGATCAGTCAATTTTTTATCTAGCTTTGCGGGCTCTGGATTGGGTGGGCGCCGCAGAAACTCGGGAATGTCTAAGTAATCGTCAGGCAGCGGTGTCCCAGGTGTTCTGCGCGGCTTTTCTTCACCCGTTGGCTGGACTGAGTTCTCGCTTGCGATTTGATCTCCCTCAGAACCCACGAAGCGAGTCAAGCGCCTGAAGTCTGGATCAACGTGCGTCGCGGCCGACTTCTCTTGAGTGGTTGTCCCCGCTTCGCGTTCACGTCCTTCTTTGAATATTGCTGGACCGACGATCCAGGGAGGCTGACCGCCAGGACGGCGGGGCGGCTGCTCACGCGGATGTTCGGGTAGAGAAGTGCTATTCCGCCCTTCGGTGTTTTCATCCGTCTGTTCATTGCCGCGCAGTTGACCGCGCCACATCCTCGGCACGAGGGTCGCCGCAGTCCAGAAGTCTCGGGTGGATTGAGGAACGAGTCGTTCAAGGTGCGGGTCTGAAATCTCGACGGGCTCCGTGGGACCGAGCGGCCCCAATGGGAGACCGCGACGTCCAACGAAACTCCGCGGCAATGGTCCGCAAGTACCAACTGCTGTTCCTCCCGGCGGTGCGAGCGCCTGCACCCACCAGGGAACGCCAGATGATGGTGAAGCCAATCCACCGAGCACTCCGCCTGAGGGCGCATAACCTCCGTCTGCTGCGTAAGCCTCATGTGGTGAAGCATAAGCAGGTTGCGGTGGTGGCGCGGGCGGTACCGATGGCGTCGGTTCGGACGGATTGCCCAGCCCTCCATAGATCTGGAGAAACTGCTCGTACAGAGTCCGGATATCAGGCGTAGCCATTGAAATCTCTCACGACACTATTGTTGGAAATGCAGAGGAAAACACGCAGCAGTATTCGATCCGACTGCGCAGGAGCGACGCGTCCCAGGTGCAGCTCGATCTCTGAAGTGAAATGCTCGGTTGATTTAGATCAGCGTTGGTCGCACGCTCGTTGCATTGGAATCACCCCACCACCGCCCACAAAAACACCCGCCCCGCCGTCGCGGAGTTCGCATGCGTGATCGTGAACGCGCCATTCGCAACCGCGCTCACATACATCGTGCCGTTACCGATCTCCGCCGCAGCATTCGCCGACGCCGGCACCAGGATCGGCACCGATCCCGCCGCGCAATTCGCCGTCGTCACCGTCGTGCTCGATGCCCCTGTCGCCAAGGTCACGCTGCCCACCGCGTTCGATCTCCCCGCCGCGAGCTGCTGGATCGCGAGAACGATCTTCTTAAGATCGGTCTCGGTGATGCCGGGGACGTAAGCGGTCATAGCGTGCCGTTGGGTGTGAGATCGGGAACGATACCGGCGCAAAACGACCATGACGTCGCCGCAGGGATACGAACCTTGAAGCGGGAATAGCGGGTGTCGCGTCGGACGTCGCAGCGGCCGGTGCGGGAATTGACCAGAACTTCGGCACCCGGCACCGCCGCCGCGGATGGCGTGTCGCGCCATGACACCGAGCCGAACAGCGTCGCCGCGTCGGTCACCGGCCGGAAGCCGCGAATGGTGATGCGGTTTTCGTCGGTGCCCTGCTCGGGGCTCTCCAGCGTCGCCTCCAGACTGGGGCCGCGAAAGAAGCCGAGCACGTGGGCGTTGGAGAACTGCGCGATCTCCGGCTGCACGGCGGTCGCGTAGGCGTCGAGGCTCAGCGTCAACGCATCCAGCGATGATGAGATGCTGTCGAGGTTTTCCAGCGTCAGTCCCGTCTGCGAGATGCCGAGCAGATACTCGCCCGTCACAGACACCGGAAAGAAGCGATCGAGCAGGAAGTCATAACCAAGCAGCTTGTCGAAAGCACCGACCGTGCCGGACACCGATTTGTAGGCCCAGTAGACCCGCGTCGAGCGCGGGTCGGCGGCGCCCATGAAGAGCTGGAGGTTGCCCTTGTCGAGATCGGCGAGAAAACTGCGATCGACCTTCTCGCGCCCGATTTGCTGCGGCACGCTGCCCGGCTCGATCTTGTGAAAGCCCTGGCCGGCGTAGAAGAAGATGCGCTCGCCGGCACGGATGATCGAGTATGGCGCGTAGAGTCCCTTGTCCTGGGTGATGCGGTCGATCTGAAAGATGATCGGCGAGCCCGGCACATAGGACATGCGGCGGATCGCCTGGTCCTGGAAGATGACGCCGGATTCGCCGCCGGCCACACCGCGGACAATGCCGCCATCCGGGAAGTCCTGAAAGTCCGACGACTTGATGCCGCTGGTCCAGCTGTCCGAAGCGTTGAAATTATTCAGCCCGGACCACTGGATCCGGTACGGTGTCGACAGCAGTCCCGACAGCACCAGGAAGCGCCCGACCACGCTGATATAGGCGGCCTGCGGCGGCGTACCCAGCGCATCGGCAAACACCGTGGAGGATGACAGGTCGAAGATCTGGAGCACTGCATTGGCGTGCGTCGCAAAGACGAAATTCCCGGTCTGGGCGAACTGCCATTGCGCGGTACCGGAAAGCGCCGAATAGGACGCCCCGCCCTTCGAGACGTCGATCCAGGTGAAGTCGATGTTGTTGAGCCGGTACAGCTTTGTGCTCGTGCCGGCGAAGGTGATGACCGTGCCGTCCGACTTCAGCGCGTAGAATGCGCCCCTGCATGGCGCCGATAGCGCCGACGTGTAAGCCGAGAAGGATGGAAACGGTCCGTAACCGTCGCCGCGTGGAATCACGTTGAGCAGGTTACGCGTGGCCTGCCCTTCGTAGTCGCTGACGTCGGGGCGGTATTCGCCAAAGGAAAGAAGGGGCATCGTTCTGTCACCCGGTTTATTCAGTCGTCCATGACTCAGGTTGAATGGTCGCCGGCGTCCACGGACTGGATGGCTCGGCTTCCGTGGCCCAAGCGGCGGCGGAACGATCCTTCGGCGTCCAGGTTTCGGCTTCGGCGGCGGTACCGGTCCACTCGTCGAAATCGTATGGCCGTGGAAACCATGCTTCGAAATCCCTCGTGAAGGTCGAGGGATATCCACTGACGAGATAGGCTCCCGCGCCGAGGGACGCGGAGATGGCCATCGACATCGCGTTACCGGTGACCAGACAAGCGCCGGTCAGAGAAGGCGTTCGCATGGCGGTTGTGACGGGCAGCCCGTTCACCGCGTAACCGGCCGCACTAGCCGCAAGCGCCCGCTTGAACAGGGCTGCGCTTCCAGTTGTGACATAGCTGCCCGCCGCAGCAGACAGCAGCTGGCTGAAGATCGCCGCATTTCCGGAGATCCCACACAGGCCAGCGCTGCTGCCTCCCCCTGCCCGGAAGGCCGCGCTGTTTCCTGCAACCGCGTAGCTGCGCGTGACCGTGAGCAGCACCGTATTGGTCAGCCCAAGCGTCGGCACCTGCCCGAGCGCATGGCGCCCGACAGCATCAAACCCGAGAAGCGACATCGATCAGACCGGAATGCCGACTGCGGAGGCGATGGCGCGCGCACGGTCGTCCCCTAGCGCGGACGCCATGCCGGCCCAGCCTTGCCTGAATCGATCCGAGCCGACCGAAATCGGAGCTTCGCCCTGCCCAAGCAATGCCGACCACAATAGGCCCAGCGCAGCGCTCGTTGCGATCGCCGCATGGATTCTTGCGTAGTCGTCCGGCGTCAGTTGCGCCAGCATATCCCGGGCAACGAACCTTGCCTGCGATTGGAGTAGCACGGCCGTATCAACCGTCTCGATTTCCGCCAACGTCGGTTGGGCCACGTCCGCGCGTTCCCAGCGGGAGATGAAAGGCCCATCGCCGTGATCGGACACCTCAAAGTCGATGTTTGCCGCGAGACCGGGACGCAGGGTTAGCAGCGCGTGCACGAAGTCTTTGGGATCATATGCCATGTCTCAGTTACCTAGCTTGCGCGCCGAATGTAGGCTTGTGCCTGCACCGCATAGCCCCCCGCGCCGGTGTACCCGGCTTGAGCGCAGAGATAGTAGGTCGTCGTGCCCGCGACGGCGATACGAACCGAGGCAGATGTCAGCACGATCGACATGTCTCCGAGCGGAGACGCGCTGCTGATGCGCTCGTGGAGTTGTATGGCCTGGCTCGCGCTCACGGACGCACTGCTGGCGCCGAAGGCCAGATTCCAATCTGACGCCGCCGTCCCGCCGGGACCACCAAACATCCCCGAGATTGTCACGTCGTAGACGCCAGGTGCGACGCTTGTGCTTCCGACATTCCCGCTGACTGCGGAGCCCGTGAAAGAGAGTGAGGAGTTGATGGTGATAACCTCGCCGATATTTCCCGCCGACGGCTGCGTCGATCCGGTCGTTCCCGGAATTTGGCCGACGCCCGCAGCGCCGACGGCTGTCACGCCGATATTGCTTCGCGCCTGCGCCTGTTGCGCCGTCGTGAAGCCGTTGCTCTCCTCGACCGAGATCAGGTCTTCCTTGAGCGCGACGATGCTGACCTGCGGCGTCGTGGAAAAATTGATCTTCGAGGTGCCGCCGGACGAGTTGAACAGCACCGCCGTCCTCGCCAGGACGCCTGTCGAGGTGTTGTAGGCGCCCTCGCCGACCTCCCACTGGCTGAGGTCGGTGCTTTCGGCGCGATACTTGTAAAGCCGGCCATTGACCACACCGGCGGCGGCAGGGCTCTGATAGCCCGTGACAGCCGCAGAATAGGTCCAGTCGGTCGTGCCGCCGGCCGACGGCGAGAACCTGCAAACGTCGAGAAAGGCTGCCATGTCAGGTCATCGTCAAAATGCCGTTGGTCTGATCCAGATCAACGGTGAAGGTGTTGCCATTGGTGAGCGTGAGCGCAACGCCATAGTCCCACCATCCGATCAGCGGCTTGGTCGACGATGTCGAATTGTAGAGCACCGCATACTGAAACGGCCCGATTGAGCCCCCCGATGCGGTCCATGCCGGATCGGTTGCACCGACGAACTTGAACGTGCCCGTCGTCTGCGCACCGGTGATGGTGCCGACGCTGTTGCCGCCTGCGGTATATCCGTTACCGGCGGCGAGATCGGCCGGCGTGTTGTAGACCGTATTGGCCGCCACCGGCGCCGTGTTGGTCAGATAGACCTTGTAGACCTGCGCCGTACCGGTCTTCATGTCGTGCAGGGCGTTGGCGACATCCTGCACGAAGCAAAAGAACTTGTTGAAACTTGCCATGGCTGTTCTCCCAAGATGTCCTAGATGACCTGTCCAGAAATGCGCACCGTCATCGGCCCGGCATTGAATGTCGACGTCAGCCCGAGATTGTTCAGATCTGCGAGGGCTGAGGTGAACCCGAGCCCCCAAGTCTGGATGCGCCCGTCTTCCTTGATGTAGGGCGCAGACTCCAGCAGGGCGGCGTACAGATAGACATCGGGCGCCATGGTCAACAGCCAGTTGCTTCCGTTCGACGCGAGCCCCGGCACGTTCTGCCGGTAGACCATTTCGATCGTGTAGGCTGCGTCAGGGGTCGGTGCGAGTTCGAGCTCGTTGCCGAACACGGTGAAGTAGCGCGGCCGCGCGGCGACATCGGACGTCGCGAAGCGATATTCGTCCATCTGCGTCCCCGATTTGAACTCGAGGCATGGCTTTCCCGTCACGCTCGACAGCCGGACCCGACGCATGGATTGGAAATCTGAAGGCAGCGAAATGAACTCCGGCTCGTTCGATCCGAGATCGACCAGCGCGGTCGCCCGCTGCTCCATTTGCCGAACGAACAGCTGGCGGTTGAACTTGGCTTCCGCGAGCTGCACGAAGGTCGGGATACGCGCGATCAGCGTCATATCCTGGTCGCGCGCGAGATGTTCGATCACTGCGGCTTGCAGCGATGTGTAGTCGGTGATCTCAGTCATTTGAGCTCCGCTGACCAGCCGGCCTGCAGTTTCGGCCTATCGGTTCGCAAATACGCCCATTCGGGATCGTCGAGCTTCCGCTGCACGATCGCGTCGAATTCAGGCGTGAACAGCCGCAGCGAGGTATTGCCCCTCGCATGCTCCTCGTTGAGCCATTGAACGTAGATGACGTTGGGAATGCGGGCGACATGCCGCCCCCAGTCACCACATTGCTCGCCCTGGCGCGCCTGTCTGTTCCACTCCAGGATCGGCGCCACGTCCTGAACATGCTCAATCGCAAGCTCTCGGCCGTTGCTGGCGAGATGAGGCCTGATCAGGACGCCCTCCATCACGACATCTCCGTCACCCACAGGGTGCCGGCGGTCGCCGTGACCAGGCCATTGGTGGCGGCCTTCAGTGCGGCGATGCGCTGCCCCGGACTGACCGTCACGTATTCGACGACGTTGGCCGGCAGATAGGGATCCGAAATGGTGGCGGTCTGCGCGCCGTCGCCGATCCGGTAGCAGCAGCCGGAATTGGAGACGAGGCGGAGCTGATAGGTTTCCGAGCCGAAGGCATTGGTGGCACCGACGCTGCTGTCGTACGCGATCGTCTGGCTGGGACCGACGCGCGAGGAGTTTTGCTTGGAGTAGAACGGCATATCAGGCGGCCCTCACGGAGATCGAAAAGTGCATCGGGATCGTCGCACCGGAGGCGCCGGACGGCGTCAGCACAATCACGTCGTCCTCGTTGAGATAGGTCGGCGACGGCGGCACGGCCGAGAACAACTGGCCCGCAGCGGATCCCGCCTGCGTCACTGTGAAGGTCGCGAGCGTCGTTGCATTAGCCGCCGCGGTTACGGTGCCATCGGCCGTCGTGATTGCGCCGCCCAGAATGCCTCCGACTTTCAGCAACCGGCAGCGAAAGGGAACGCGGACATAGGCCGCGACGGGACTTGCGCCGCAAGACGGCGTGTAGGCCGTGAGATCGGCGGTATTGAGGGTGCGATTGCCGGGAAGCGGCATCTTGTGTCTCCAAATGAAAGGGGCGGTCCGAAGACCGCCCCGAATGAAAGATGGATGATCCTGATCGCTCAGGAGGTGGTGTTGTCGAACACGCCGCCGGAGGCCTTCTCGTTTCGCGAGACCAGCGCGTATTCGGCCAGGATCTGCCGGCGATCAGAGTCGCCGGTCTTGGCCAGCGGGATCGAGATCATGTTGCGGCCGTTGAGATAGGCGACCGCCCATTTGTCCAGCTCGAGCACCAAGACGTCGCGCGGGCGCTGGAAGCGGTTGGCAACCACCTTGAGCTTGCCGAAATCGGATTCGTAGGCGTCCACCGACGCGACGATCTTCTTCGACTTTGACTCTTCGATCGCGGTGGACCGGCCCGTGAAGGTCGAGAACACCTGCTTGTTGAAAGCGCCGGTCATGATGGTGCCGGGCTTGCCGCCATTGCTCCAGATCGAGGACAGCACGGTCTTCAGACGCACTTCGGTGAAGGCGAGCTGGGTGCCGTCCGTCCGCGTACCCGTGCCGTCGGCGGCGGCCGGATCTGCCGCGCCGCCTGCTGTTCCCTTCGAGGTATTCGAAACGACCCAGGAGAGGACGGAAGCGCTCTTGCGCGGCGTCGTGGTGTTGCCGGCGACCTTGGCCTGGTTGGTGCCGCACAGGATGGTTTCGAGGTCGCGCTTGAGCTCGAGACCCTTCAGCATCTCTTGATAGGCGAGCTCGTTGTCGCGGCCGGCATGGTCCACCGCTTGCTGCGTGCCCGAGACCCGCGCGACCTTGTAGGAGATCTGGCAGAGGTTGCCGAGCCGTATGGTTGGCGTGGTCGTGTTGGTGTTGGGATCGTCGCCCTCGAGCTGCGCGTTGGCGCTGTCGGCGGCGGCGAGAGCCTGCGTCTGCCATTCGTGATTGACCGCGGTCGCCTTCTCCTTGTCGACGCCGCTCATGAACGGCGTGTCGACCGGGTCGATGCGATAGATCATATCGCTGAGATCTTCGCGGTTTCCTACCGCGGAGTAGGTAACGAAAGTTGAGGTTGGTAGAGACATCGATGTTTCCTTGTAATGGCCGTGCCGTTTCAACAGCGCAGCCATAGAGCTGCGCCTCTCCTGGAAACTGCGGCCTGAGTTGCTGGCGGCTTCTGTTCTCGCTCACACGATGGCACGGAAATCTAGGTTTCCGGTTCGCGGATCCGCGAGACATCTCTGCCGGGCGCCTGCGCGTATCGCGCAGGGTCGGCCTAACTACGTTGGTTGACTTGATCGGCGTTGTTGCGCGACCTCAGCCTGGCTGACCCGTGTCAAACGCCGAACGGGGACGTGTGTCGGCAATAGTCGAGTATAGCCTGCCTCATTCCTCACGATGACGGTGTTGCCAAAGTTGTCGTTGAAGCCGGAGCAAACAACCTCACCAGGGGCTGCTGCCGGAATCGGAGTGCCGGCGCGGGCTGCGAAATCCTGGCCAGAGTGAAATTTTCCGAGCTCGCCCGTGATCGGATCTTTCGCCTGCCATAAGCCGAGGTGCGGCGAAACGGGGGCCCGGGATCGTAAGGATCACTCATTTAATAGCCTTTCCAAGATCCAGTATTCATCCGGCTTGACATGTGTCACTGCCCGAATCGGGACATTTGACGGGGTCCGTCAACCTCCATGACAGCAATGCCATAGCGGCTGATGGGGACACATACAGCCGAGGGCTGGTTTGACCGCCTGCCAGGGCAAACTCCTGGCGGAACAGCAAACGAAATGTATTGTCGCGAAGCTCCACCGCGTGTCGTGCGTAGGGCACCGATGAATCGTCGTCGGGCAGCTTTGGTCGATCGATGGGACCGACGATGCCAATCAATCCCTTGCCACCACCCGCGGCCTGCACAACGCGCTCCCTCAGCCGCACACATTGCCAATCCGCGATGCGGCATCTCACGAGAGGGCCGATGCCCTGAATTTCGTCCGACACGAGAAACAGAAACAGGGACTTCTGTTCGGCGTCGAACCACCCTGCGGTAACACCCGAATTCTTTCGAATCTTGCCTCCTCCGATCCTGTTGCCCTGCGCGTCCAGGACATCGATTGTATTGGAGTAAGCCACGAAGAACTTGGAGCTGTCGGGAGACCAAACGATCTTGTCGATGGGCTGCCCAGGCTTCGCGGGGAGGCTAATCGTGGGCAAGTGTCCAGCTTCGGCCGTCAACTGCAGCGGCTGGTTCGAAGCCACAATGTTCATGTCCGGGGAAAATCCTATAGCGATGCCACGTGATCGGCTGTCGAACGTCGCCAGGATCGCGCTCTTGCCGGTCTCGAGCTCGAACTTCCTCACACGCCCAGCATCCTCGGGAAAAACGATGTACTGGCCGTCCGCTCCGCATTGGACCCATCTGGACCCCGTAGGAGATGGGGCGGAGATCTTCGTGCTCCCATCGTATGCGTCGATATACTGACCATCCGTCGCAAGCAGATATCGCTCGCGATCCCCGCACCAGGCGATGAACTCGCCTTTCGGCATCGGCGTGTGCGGCAATTTCTCGAATGTCGGAACGGCTGGAGGCTTGGCCGGCGGAGCAGGCGAAACCCCTTCGGCGCGGCACGCAGCGGTCGTAACAAGCAACCCGAGCGTAGCCAAAAAGAACGAAGAACGCGCATCAATCAAACAGAACCGCATGCAATCACTCAATCCTTGGGTGAGGCCATCCATCCAGTGACCGATCACCGGCCTTGGAACAAACGCGGAACATTGTCCATCACTCTCTCTGGGGTTGCAACAACTAAATGATCCCGAACCGCTTCCGCCGCTCCGCCGTTTCCGCGAGCGCCTTCAACTCTGCCTGCGCCAGCCTGCCATTGGCGACAACGCCTGCGAGGTGGTCGCGCACCTTGCCCACGATGTTGATCGCGAGGAAAAGCTTTTCTCGGCCGGCGGCATCGTCAACCGTGGTGGCGCGCCAGGCCACGATGTAGCTCTTCTCGAGCGTGTCGAACGCCTCGTTCAGGATTTCATCGTCGAGCAATGCTTCAGCCCGAACTGCCCTTGCCGCCGCACGCTCCAAGGCGATCTCGTCAGACATTGCTTCCCTCCTCCTTATTCGGCCGCGCCTTCATCTCGTGATGTGCCGCGGATGCGGCGAGATCGAGCGCTGCTTCGGTCACATCCATCCGATGCTGCTCCTGCGCATGCTGGAGCTTCTGCTCGTGGCCAAGCGCCTTCAGATGCGCATCGAGCACGGCAATCTTCGCGTCCAGGCCGGCCCTGATCCTGGCGATCTCGATCTCGGCCTGCATCTTCACCTGCTGGTGAATCGCATCGGCCTGTGATTTCTCGCGTTCGATCTGCCCCTTGTGCACGGCGGCAAGCTGGTCAGCCTGAAGCCGCGCCTGCAGCGCCAGAAGTTTTGGGTCAGGCGGCGGTTGTGGCGGCGCCGGCGGCGGATACAATAGCTGCCCGGTCTGCGGATTGACGGCCATCGGATCGTTGAAGAACTGGTCGGGATTCCGGTGCCCCATGATCCGGGTCAGTTCGGCCGCCGTGTTGTAGAGCTGGCGGTCACCGACCAGGTTGATCTTGCCGCCGGCCAGCAGCTCCTTCTGCACGTTGGCGATCGCCATGGTCTGGGCGAATTGCTGCGCCTTGCCGCCGGCGCCGAGGCCGACATTGATGGTCATGTCGTCTCGGGTCTTCCAGTTGCGCGGGTTGACCTCGACCCAGGAATTGCGCAGGCGAACCGTCTCCTCGCGCTGACCATGCTTACGGATCGTGCCGTGGAGCAGCGCGAAGATGTCGCGCACGCCTTCGGCCATGATGCGCGCGATCAGCTTGATCCGCATCTGCGAGGCCGAGAACACCTGCGCGACCGCCGTCGCCGACTGGTTCTGCAACGCGTTGGCGTCGATGCCCTGCGTCGGCTTGCCAAGGCCGGTGCGGATCTCGAGCTCGGCGTCGATATATTGCAGCATGGGATAGATCGACGTGGTGATGTCAGGCACCACCTGCCAGTTCAGCCCGCCCGCCGTCTTGGTGCGAACCACACCACCGGGCCGCGACACCAGCAAATCGTCAAGCGTGTTCGGCCCGGCATTCTGCTCGGCGACCTCGACGCGCGGATTGTTGTGCAGATAGAGGTTGTCGAGCGCGCCGCGCTTGAGAGCCGTCTTCTCGCGTTGCAGCGGCATCACGAGATCGGCGATCGAGCGTCCGAAGAAGCGGTGGGTCACCGGCACCGGCGTCGTCGCCGCAAACGGCATCTCGTCGAACGGCGCGATGCAGTCTTTGCCGTCCTTGCGCAGGATCTCGGCCTGGTCGCCTCCGGTGATGACCTGGTAGAGGCAGGGACGGCCGGATCCTTCAAAATCCATCCGCACATAGTGCTCGGTGATACGCACCAGCCGCGCCGCCGAATTGGCGCTGCCACCACCGGCGGTCGCGGACAGATGCTCCTCCACCGTATCGCGCGCCAGCGTCTCGATCTCGGTCGTGCCGGTATGCGGCAGCAAGGCCCTGATCTGGCTGGCGTCAAAACCTTCTGCAATCAGCTGCGCCTCGGTCTTGGTGACGACCTCGTGGAAGCAATAATTGCAGTCGCGAATGCTGCGCGCGCCGCGCTCGATGCCGAATTCCTCCGGCGGCACCCCCATCACCCGCACCTGCGCGCGCTTGCGCGTGGTGACGATGGTGATGTCGTGCGTGATGAGAGACCCCGTCGGCGCAGGCTGCGCCGGGGCTAGCAACGGAATGGGCATGTGTCATGGCTTTCAGTTCGGTAGGCGAGCGCCCGAAGCGCGGACGAAAAGTCGCGCTAGTAGGCGTTGTTGCGCATATGGTCCTGGATCATCCCGAGCAATCCACCGGGTCCTTGTTCTACCTGTGATTGAGTACGTTCTTGCAAGGCGGGAAGGTCGGTCGAAGCTCTCCAATCTCCCATCCCGTCCCCGAGGGTTCGATCCCTCGGGCTCAAGTTGCTCACAGGCGGTGTGCTCACCGGACCAATTGTCCCGAGGCGAGACGTCAGAGTTCGGGAAATTGGTGATACTTCATCGATCGGTCCCATCGCGCGAGGCGCAAAGAACGTCTGTAGCCAACCGGCGATCTGATCCGGCGTCAGGGTCGTCGTGAATGAGGGGGACATATTAAATGTGCCGATCCCGGTACCGACGGACGTCACTCTGGGCATCGCGAGCGGTGGAAGCACACCGCCACCATTGGCAAACGTGGTATTCAAACTCACCGACGGAATGAGCGTCGAAACGTTTCCGCTGATGCCGGATCCAAGCGTATCGCGGCTGGTCATTCCGGGCGCGAGAAAGACGGCTTCCAATCCTGCTCCCGGGGCGCCCAGACTGCGATTTACGGTCCATCGCGGTGCGGTGGGGGAGCCGGGATTCCAGTAGTAGGTTCCACCGAATCTGCCGATCGGGAAGAACGGAGGCGTTGCCGAGAAGGAAAGTCCGTCCGGACCGCGATCGGGGTTGTAGCCTTCTGCCATCACACTCTCCTATGTTGACCGCCGTCCTGCTTTTGGCGATGCTTGAAGCAGTTTCACCATCCGAGCGATTTCCGACATGAGCTTCCCTGTGGCCCTTTTCGCTGTGATCTGGGTTTTGGGCCTTCTGCTTATTGCAGGCCTGTATCTCAACGATCTTCGCGTCGTGCTCAACAACGTGACCCCTGGCGCACAGATGTCGATGCTGCCTGCACATCCGACCTGGGTGAATAAGACTGCGGCAATCGTGTCGGTTGCCTGGTTGGAAGCTCTGCTTGTCGCCGCCGCATCACTCACGATTGGTCGATTGTTCAAACTCGACCGCCCGGCATCGGTGCTCATCTCCCGATGCGACCCCAGCTGCCTGACCGAAGCTGGCCGCCTTCATCTTGCGAATGCCGCGAGGCACGAGCGCTTCGCGCTCGCTTGGGTGATCGCTGGCATCGCGTCCATTATCGTGATCTGCTCCTTCTCCTAGCGTCGTGCCGGTATGCGGCAGCAAGACCCTGATCTGGCCAGTGTAAAAGCCTTCTGCGATCAGCTTCGCTTCGATCGCGCTGACGACCTCGTGGAGGCAATAGTTGCAGTCGCGGATGCGCACACCGCGCTCGAGGCTTCCGGCGGCCCCCTCATCACTCGCACCCGATTAAGCTTGCGCGTGGTCACGATGGTAACGTCATGCGTGACGAGAGGTCCCATCGGCGCAGGCAGCGCCGGGGCCAGCAAGGGAGTGGGCATGTTGGATTGAACTCTCAGTTGCGTGTGGCGCTAAAATGCGGCGACCTGCCAAGTTGGTAAGCGCTGCCGCGCTCATACGTCTGGACTTAGACCAGCTGTCCGTCTGCGCGCACCAAATCGGCGCCGTCATGGACTGGCCGAGACGTCCGCCTCATCTCAACGGTCCGAATACACCACCGAGGCCATTCCGATTGCCGAAACGATCAGAGAGGTCCCAAGGGGCAGTTCCCCGAGCCGGTAGCGAATTATCGGGCGCCTGCTGGGCCCGTGTCGCCCCATCCACAAAGGGAATCGGTGGATGCGTGGCACTCCAGCACCGAATTGTTTGACCTCCATGCATGCCGAGTGTCTGCACGTCTCTCGATAGACGATCGCAAGACCCGGGGTTCCGAGATTTCCTGAAAGCGCAGCCGCCCGAGGATCGAGGAGCATTCCATAAATCGGTGCGCGCGGTCTCGTCATCGCACGTTGCCACCAAGGCACAACACGGCCGCCGCTCCTCGAAGCTACGGCCTGGCCTTCGCGATTCGGCTTGCAGGAATCGGGCCGCGTTCGTTGCGGGCGCGATCAGTGAATAAAATAGAGAACCACAGCAAGCCCGGCGCAACAGATCACCAGGCCGATGAGGGCGGAAAGCGTGGCCTCGATTTCCAAACGCCCGCTTTCGTTACGCCTGAACCCCAGCCAGCCAAATCGGCTAGTATCGAGAGGGGTGCCGACCTGGACCTTCCCGAAGGATACAAGGGGCAGCACCAGTCGGGCCACGGAGTAACCGATGCCCCACCAAACCAGCTCCAGGATCCACCCGATTACCATCGAAATTGCCCGCCGAGGTAATTCATGTCGACCCCCGGTGTGGGGTATTGTTGATGACTTACGTCTGCAATGGCTGCGGAGTTGCATTATAGGGTTCGAGGTAGATCCTGCCGAATGAACCGGGCGGCAAGGCAGCACGCGCCACCGTGTAGCCGATTGGCTCTGTCAGCATTGACAATACCGACATCAGAAAACTCACGCAGAGGCAGAGACTATTCTTTTTAGAACAAAACAGGAACTACGTCAACCGTGGGTTAGATGGTCTCGGTTGTCTGAACAAAAAATCCGCGTCGATAAGTGGATTCTCTGCCGGGGTTAGGCCGCGCGGGGGTGGCCGGTATCCCACCCCCAGTCACCTGTTCACGGCGACTATCGCCGTTGTCAGGCAGAAATTCCACTTATCGTCTTGTTCAGATGTTCGGGACCGGCGCTGTCCGCCTCCCCCAAGAGCATGCGACAGCGAATCCCCTTGCTGTTCTCAGGACGCAGTCTGCGGCGTGACTTGCCGGGCGGCCATGTCATGCACCGTGTGCGCGACGATCTTCATCGCGCCGTTCGATTCCACGGCATCCTGGGCGAGCAGCGCGAACTGGTCGTCGGTCAGATCGTAGTAGGTCTCGCGGCTCTCCTCCTCGCGCTCTTCCCACCAGACCTTGACGATGCCGGCCTTCGACAGCAGCGCATCCTTGATAAAAGAATAGAGCACCATGAAGCCGCCGTTCTGCTGCATGAAGACGTGGTTGACGTAGTCCGTCTCCTGCTGCGCGGCGGCGACGTCCTCCGGACCGACCGGCTCGAAGCGCACGACTTCGTCGGAGCCTGCAAAGATGTCCATCAACGACGGCATCAGGCCTTCGACGGTGTCGGCGACGTCGGTCGACACCGCACGCGAGCGGCCGTCCTGCGCCGGCATGTCCTTGCGCATGTCGCCGAGGTAATAGTCCATCGCGTCGGCCCGCTCCTCGGCGAGCCGCGCCGCCGACATAGCAGCGAGTGCGTTGGCTTTCTCGGAGGCGAGCATCGCCTTTACTTCGGAGATCGACATTCTCGACATGAAATACCTTTCGGCCAGAGCTCGTTCACCGCGCTGTTCGGTGGACCGGCTTCATCAGCGTGGCATTATGAAGGGCTGGACCCAGCGGGCAAACCAGGCATCGTCATCGCCCTGCCCATCATTTCCTCGGTCATCCGTGCCCCAGATCGGCGGCGGGATCGAATGGCTCGGCTCTCCCGCGAACGCGCCGATTGGCCGGTTGCTTGGGGCGCCCCGATCATCAGAACGCGTGCCCCACTGACCGAATCGCTCGTTCAATCCCGGGGACGGCAGATACGGCACAGGCGAAGCACCCGACCTGAACACGTCCGTCGCGGAGGGAGCATCCTGCCGGGTCAAGCGGCGAACATCGCGGCGAGAGACAGCGGACGCATCACCGGTGGATTTCTCGGACGCGTTCGGCGCAGGCGCGCTGCCGCCCGGAGACGTAATCCAATTGCCAAACCGACCGGCAAACGTCGCGCCTTGATCCGCCCCCGCAGCTTCAGCATCGGCTGGGTACGGCGGCTCACCCGCCGCTGGACGGGAGCCTCCTTGTCCGGACAACGGGCGTCGCACGCGCTCCGAGGGCGTGTCGTATCCTCCGCCGACGAACGCATAGTCGCGCTGGATGCCGCGCAGCGTGTCGGGAATAGGAAGCCGGTGCTGGCTCATGACTTTCGCCTTCGGATCCCGCGCAAGTGTATCCGCGATATCAGAGAGATATTCATCATCAACCCGCGGAAGCGCATAGAGTCCCGCGTTCACGCCGGCGGCCTGCATGATGCGGTCAACGATCGTCGTACAAACGCGAGGATCGCGCTTCATGGCATTGTACCAGAGTCCCTCGCGCCCAATGAGACTGATCTCGGCGTGCGCGGACCTGGCCTGTTCCTCGGTGATCGGCACGGTGTAGGTCCGGTGATCGTCGCCGAACACGTTGGAAAAGTCCGAAGGCAGCGCTGTCGATCCCGTGGGTACGGTATGGACGTCAAATTTGCCTGGGCTGATCGGCGCATTGTGCCAACGCGGACCGAAGCCCGCATAGGTCTGCCCCGACGGATCAGTCAGAGTGACGGCCGCGTGTCCGACGCCATAGGGATTAAGTTGAACTGTGAGTGCGTGTCGACCCGGCATTGATCACTCCTGAACTTCGTGCCTCCATTGCGAAACATCGGCACGTTGGGACTTTGACGGACGTCGTATTCATTGCAAGCCGCCCAGACGAGGCAACCGTCTCGCAATCGACGCTCGCACGACCTATCGATCGTCCCCACGGGCTCGATCGAACCACCAATGGTCGATGCGGTTCAGCGTCGGCGCGACCCCGAGGACAGCCTTCTCAAGGATCCATCCGACCAAATAGGCGGCCGCCAAACTCAGCAGATACACCCCGACTTGAACGAAGAAATAGCCGTTGAGCAGCAGCCACTCCATCGTGGCTCCTGGCATGGCTCCCACGACGAGCCAGCCGGGAAGAGCGCTGAGCGCCATGAAAAATCCGCTCGTCTTACTGTCGCGGGCGAGATAGGCGGCTGCCAGCATGAACAGAACATAAGACGCGTAGAAGCCAACGCAGATCAGGCCGCCCCTATTGAACCTCACGTCCCTCTCCTCCCGTCATCCGGCATCGTGTTCGAACCTATATGCGCGCCGGAAGGCGATGTGGACGGCGAAGACAGCCGCAAGCAATACGATCGCGCAAATTCCAAATCCGATCCAAGCCGCAGCGGCTTGCCGCAGCTCGATCCGGCCTGTCGCATCGCGACGATACCACGGCCACTGCAATGGCTGCGGCGTTGCACTGAATGGTTCGACATAGATCCAGCCGAAGGAAAGGAATGGTAGGACGGCTCGCCACCGCGTATCCGATCAGGTCGACCAGTATTCTCAACGTCGACATCGCAAATCTCACGCAGCAGTAGACATTACACCTCCTAGAACATAACACGAACACGTGTCAACCGCAGGTTTCACCGCGGCCCATTGTGTCACTCACACCCACCCCTGCTCGGCATAGCGGATCGGCCGGTTGAACGCGGCTGCCCTGCCTGGCTGCTCATGGCAGATCGCCATCAATCCCAGCGCATCGGCGGCGTGGCTTGACCAGTCGTGCTCGGGGCCGAGCCCGATGTTGCGCGCCTCGTCCTTGCGCTCATGATAAAAGCCGAGCGCCTCGCGGCCGGGCTCCGTTGTGTCCTTGTTGAACCAAAGCTGCGGACCAAGTCGCCGCAATGCCTCGATCCGCATCATCGCGGCGCCCGGCCCCTGGTTCTTCACCGGAGGCTCGACCGTGAATCCGGCCTCGCGCAGATGATCCTCGTAGCGCTTTCCGGTGATGTTGTTGGCGGCGATGCCGTCATGCGGCAGGTAAAGAATGGCCTGGTCATAGCCGCGCGAGCGCAGCCAGTTGACGTGAAACGCCAGCACCTGGCCGACGCTCTCGTAATAATCCAGGACGCGAATTTCAGTGCCGACCCACTGCACGATCCAGATCGCGAAGGCATCCGCCGCGGCGCCAGCGCCGCCGATGTCGATGAAGGCGCGCAGTGGCAACAGCGGATCCGCCGCAACCTTTCCGATCCGTCCCTGCGCGCGCGCTTCCGACAGCAACGAAGCGAAATAGGCGCCTTCGAAGGCGCGCGCATATTCGCCCTCCCAGATGTGATCGTAGCGCTCCGGATAGAGCTTTTGATCGAGCAACCGTTCCTCCGTGAGCACGTGCGGAAACCAGGGATTGTCGCGCCAGTTCGCCTTGACGACGACAGCTCCCTCGGGTCGCCGCCCGCGCAAGAAATCGTCGATCGCATCGCTCTTGCGGCGTGGATTCCAGCTCGCCCACAGCTCGGAGTCTTTTGCGCGGATCGTCGGCCGCAGCAACGCAAGGCTACGCGCGCTCAACGACTGAGCCTCGTCAATCCAGGCGATGCGAAATCCTTCCAATGACTTGATCGAGTCGGCTGTGTGATCCTGAAGCCCGCGAAAGATGATCAACCCGTCGCCAGGCGTTTCGATTTTGTCGCTGAAGAACTTGAAGCCGTGTTCGAGACCAAGACTTGCGATCTTGCCCTCGATCAGCCGCTTGGAAGATTGCGCCAGCGTCCGCTGCGCTTCGCGGATGCAGACTGCGAGCGTGCCGCGCTCGGCCTGACAGGTCTCGACAAGAAGCTCGCCGAAAAAATGCGATTTGCCCGAGCCGCGTCCACCATAAACGCCCTTGTAGCGCGCGGGTTGCAGCAGTGGCTCGAAGATCTTGGCCGTCGGAATTTTCAGGATGGACAATGGATGCGCTCGCTCGCACTACGACAGGCCGGCACGCCTCCGCCACATCGCGGACCAGTCCTCGTTGCTCGGAGTGTCGGAACCGAATTCCAGATCGATCTTTTCACGGCTTAGGCGTCATCCCGGCATCCGCATCGCGCAGGCTTGCCGGATACACGATGATGCGCTCGATCCGGTGAATCAATTCCAGCACGCGATCCTCCCCGTTCTCGATCGGCTGCGCCGCCTTGCCCCAGCCGCGATCGAGGATTGCATTGGCGGCGGAGACACGGGCGGCCGGCGTTGCATCGTCGCTGCGCATGATGCCGACCAGCACCCTGAGCGCGGTTCTGGTGTGACTCCGTGCCAGCGAGCGGATTTCGGTCAGGGTGTGCGCGCTGGACGTCTTCCGTCGCGCAGGCGCGCGGACCGGCTCGCTCACGAGCGCAATTTCCATGTCCTCGCTCAAGACAACGTCTCCCACAGCGCGATTACAACCAGGCCCGCGAGTGCGAGCGATATCAGATAGGCTGTCATGACTTCTCCACAAAAAGAAATGCGCGGCAGATCGCGAGACGAAGCGCGATCGTTTCGGGCGCGAACCCTATCTCCGTTCCCGGAGGCCGCAGCGGCGCGAGCACTGGCCCAGCGCCGCGGGCCGGCACGTTCGCGCGTGCACGGCCAGCAATGGTACGGACGACGGCGCGCCGATCGGCGCTCCAGGTTTGACGAGTGCGTGGCCGCAATGCGCCGCCGCCGTCCGATCTCGATCGAGACGAAAAAACCCGCGGCGGATGCGTTCCGCGCGGGTCAACCAAACTCGTCTCGATGATGGCATTATGCCGGTGTTTTGCCCGACGTGTCAAACGAACGAATTCGCTCAAGCTGCGTTAGGCGATCAGGAGGCCGGCAGATGACGCTCAAGACTCCATCACAAGACACATCGCGAAATCTTCCAGGACGAAAGCGCGGCATCGACAAGGCGCGCGACACGCAAGAGACCGTCGTTGAAGACGCCGGCGACACGGACAACAACGACCGCGATCTGGTGCATGGCGAGGGCGGCACCATCGACCTCCCCACCAGCCCCGGCGATTTGTCGAAGGACGATTAGGCCGCTCCGCAGGCGGGCGCAGCACAACGTTGCTCTTCGGCCGCGCTCTGCGTGACGTGCAAAACATCTCTCATTCGATCACGCCGTGCGGAACTTACACCAAGGCGGGCGCGTTTATTCCTTCAGGAGGAACATTCTGCGATGAGCCACACCGTACTGGTTGTTGACGACGATCCCGGCGTGCTCGATGTCCTTGTGGGCATGCTGGAAGATCTCGGCTGCGGCGTCATCAGCGCCAATAGCGGCCCGGATGCGCTCGACCGGCTCAGGCAGAACCAGGACATCTCCATCCTCATCACCGACATCAACATGCCGGGCATGGACGGTCACGAACTCGCCGAGCTGGCCAGACGACGCCGCCCGGAACTGAAGATCCTGCAACTGTCGGGACGTGAACCCCGGCGCGACGGCCTTCCCATGATCAGAAAGCCGTTCTCGTTCGAGGAACTCGCCAGCACCATGCAGCGGACCACCGGCATCTGCTGAAGGTCGCAAGCCCGCAACGCCGGAAAGCTCAAACTCCAAAACAAAACCCGCGTCGGATCGCGTCCGCGCGGGTTGAACCAAACTCTTTTCGACGATGGCATTATGCCGGTGTTTTGCCCGACGTGTCAACGCGCCGAATGCGGACAAAGGATTTCCCTCTCCCCACTCAGATATGTGGTGTGCAACGGGCTTGCTTCAAGCCCCCGACCCTGCCGTAGAACCCTCGACCCGAACACCATCCAAACCCGAGGGGTCATCACATGCCTGTACTGCTTCCGACGTCCCGGACGCGCGGCCACAGCAAAGGGGCCGGCGCCCATCACGCACAAGACCATGTGAGAGACCACGCGCAAGACCACGCCGTCGTGATCGCCGGCGGTGGCCCGACCGGCTTGATGCTGGCCGCGGAGCTCGCGCTCGCGCATGTCGACGTCGCAATGGTCGAACGGCGCGCCGATCAGGAACTGGTCGGCACGCGCGCCGGCGGCTTGCACGCGCGCAGCATCGAGATCCTCGACCAGCGTGGCGTCGCGGATCGTTTCCTGCGCGAAGGACAGATCACCCAGCTCGCGGGCTTCGCCTGGACCAGGCTCGACATCAGCGACCTCCCCACCCGGCACGCTTACGGGCTCGCATTGCGGCAGAGCCACATCGAGCGCATCCTGGCCGACTGGGTCAGCGAGCTCGCGGTGCCGATCTATCGAAACCGCGAGGTGACGGGTTTTGCGCAGGACGAGACCGGCATCGACGTGACGCTGTCCGGCGGCGAGACCTTGCGCGCGAATTATCTGGTCGGCTGTGATGGCGGCCGCAGCCTGGTGCGCAAGGCCGCCGGCATCGACTTCGCAGGCTCCGAGCCGACGCTGAGCAATCTCATGGCTGAAGTCGAGATGCGCGACGAGCCCGCATGGGGTCTGCGCCACGACGCGCTCGGCTTTCACGGAATCAGCAAGACCGAGAGCGGACGCGTGCTGGTGGTCGTGACGGAAGCGACGCTCGATCGCACCGGCGCGCCTGGTCCGCGCGATCTCAGCGAAGCCCTCGTCGCCGTCTACGGCACCGATTTCGGTCTCCACAACCCGTCCTGGATCTCCCGCTTCACCGATGCGGCACGGCAGGCCGTGTCCTATCGCAAGGCTCGCGTGCTGCTCGCCGGCGATGCCGCGCATATCCATCACTCCGTCGGCGGGCAAGGCCTCAACATTGGCGTGCAGGACGCCGTCAATCTCGGCTGGAAGCTCGCGCAGGTGGTCAAGGGCCTGTCGCCCGAAACTCTGCTCGACAGCTACCACGCCGAGCGCCATCCCCTCGCCGCGAGGACCTTGCGCAACACCAAGGCGCAGATCGCCCTGCTCCGCCGCGGCGAGGACGGCCTCAAGGCCGCGCGCGACATCGTCGCCGAACTGCTCGCCATGGACGCGCCGCGCCAGCGTTTTGGCGCGATGATGAGCGGGCTCGACGTGCACTATGATCTCGGCCAAGGCCACGCGCTGCTCGGGCGCCGCATGCCCGATCTCGACCTGACGGTCGGAGGGCGTCCGCTGCGACTGTTCACGCTGCTGCACCGCGCGCGCGGCTTGCTGCTCGATTTTGGCGATGCCGGCGGCCTCGACACCGCGCCTTGGGCGGATCGCATCGATCTCGTCGAAGCGGGCTATCACGGTGCATGGGAGCTTCCGTCCATCGGACAGGTCGCTGCGCCCAAAACCGTGCTGGTGCGGCCCGACGGGCACGTGGCGTGGGTGGGAGACGGGAGCCAACACGGACTTGCAGAGGCAATGACGAGGTGGTTCGGAGCGGCCGCGGCGTAGGAGGACAAATCTATAAGTTCCGCTTCTTGGGGTAAAGCAGACCTAGGCTGACGACTTCGGCATTTCGCTTTTTGACCCATTGCAGACCTTTGAGCGACTCGGTGTCACTGGTTTATGATAGCATCGCGGCAAAGCCATCATGCTTGATAACAGTCCATGACCCCACCCGTTATCCGCTCTGCGGCCCTACGCGATTTGCCGGCGGTGTTGAGCCTATACCGGCACCTGCATCCGCACGAACCCGAGTTGGAAAGAGCTACTGCTGAGCGGGCGTGGTCCGCGTTGCTTACATCCAACTTCGTTACTGTGATTGTGGCGGAAGCAGGTGATATGCTCGTATCTTCGTGCACCCTCGCGATCGTACCCAACCTAACTAGAGGCGGTAGATCATATGGGGTGATCGAAAACGTAGTCACTCACGCCGACTACCGGCGGCGGGGGCTCGGGCGACAAGTTCTCGCTCATGCGCTCGATATTGCCTCGCAGGCCGATTGCTACAAAATACACTTGGCAACAGGCTCGAAGCGGGAAAGCACACTACGCTTCTACGAAAAAGCGGGGTTCGAACGGGAAGGCAAAACTTACTTCGAGGTGCGCCGTTGAGCCGCATCCATCTGCGATCGGGCCGCTGCTTTGCAGGTCCGGATTTGGCCCATAGCTGACCTACTATTGCGAGCTGAGCACGTCCGGTTTCGAAAACGAAGCGGACGTGGCTTGCGCCGCGGGCCAGCCGGATTTATGAGCCATCGGCCCAGCGGATCAAGTCTTCACAATACCCGGCTTAGGATTCGAATGTTGCGCCGGTCGGCGGCCTCTGCCGCGGTCGGCTTCGCGGGCGTGTTCGGCTCCACAGCCGGTTGCTCCGGTTTATATGCAAGCGCGTCCCGCAACCATCGGGGTAAACCGATCAGAGTCGCGTCCTCTTCCTGGAGATGCATATATTTAGACTCAGGTGGAGTCGCTGGCGATCGTGTTTTCATTGCAATTCCTTACTTGCGAAGCTTACGAAGCATCGGGTTCGCTGGTCTCATTGTTGATTATCGATGGATCGTCCGGATGTACGATGATGCGTTCGATCCGTTGCAGCAATTCGCGCGGCCGCGCGTCCGTAGCCAAGGGCTGCACCGGTTTGCCCCACCCACGATCGAGAATAGCGTTTGCGGCGGCCACCCGCGCAAAGGCATTCGCTGTCTCTCTAAACATGATGGCAGCAAGCACGTTGAGTGCGGCTTCGGTCTTGGTGCGTGCCAGGGTTTCGATATCGGCCAGCGTTGGTGCCCTGAAACCTTCAGTAGCCACATGCTGAGCAACAGGAAGATGCAGCTCGGTCCTTCTCCTAAATTTGGGCATTTGGAAATCCGTTTGTTAAATGACGAGTCTCCGCAAATAAAAAACCCGCGGCGGATTGCTCCGCGCGGGCATGATTTTCAATGATGCCATTCTGCCAGTGTTTTGCCCGACGTGTCAAACGGACGAAAACGACTCCGGCACAGAGATGGGGGCAGGTTGCGCCGGAGCCGCATTCCAGCCGGCAAGCAACGGTATGCCGGCAATAACCAACTCTGGCTGAAAACCGAAAGTTCCTTGCGCGGTCAGCGCGTCTTTAATTTACGCTCCACCTTCTTCCGGCTGCTCCCGACCTTCTTGACCGCCTTCTTCACGGCAGAAGCCGAGCGGCTCGTCTTCTTCGCTTCGTAGCTGACTTCATACTTCTGTCCGCCCGCCACGCGGGCACGGTCCTGCTTGCGACCGCGAGGGGTCTGCTTCTTCGCTTTAGCCATGTTGCAGCTCCTTGCACCTGTGAAACGCAAGAGGATTCAATCTGTTCCCACGTCCATCAGGGCGGCGGCGAATTCGCGGAACGAATCTGACCGTAAGGATTCGAATCAAGGTGTTCGTTGCGTGGAGTTTGTCAGTGGCGTTGCAGCGTCAGCGGAAGTCTCCGGTCGCCGGTGCTAAGGCGCCCTTCCCCGGCTTCATCGAACCGGCCTTGGCATCGGCGGTGGACCGGGTGCCATCCGGAGATCGGTGGATTCACGAAATCAAGTTCGACGGCTACCGAGTGCAAGTTCATTTGGCCAACGAGGCCGTCACCGTCTACACCCGGCGCGGCTACGACTGGACAAAACGCTTTAAGAAAGTCGCCGACGACGCCTGGCACATCAAGGCGGGATCGGCGGTCATCGATGGCGAGGTTGTCGTCCCTGCTGCCGATGGCAGCACCGATTTTTCCGTCCTTCAAAACGAGCTCAAGGGCACATCGTCCAAGATCGTGCTCGTGGCGTTCGATCTTCTTTATCTGAATGGGCGAGACCTGCGCGGCCTGCCGCTATTGCAGCGCAAGGCCGAGTTGAAGAAAATCATTTCCGGCACCGACGTGCAGTTCAGTGACAGCTTCGAAATCGATGGACGCGAGATGTTCGCGCATGCGTGCAAGGTTGGGCTTGAGGGCGTGGTCTCCAAGGTTCGCGACAGCATCTACAACAGTGGCCGCGGCAACAACTGGGTCAAGACAACTTGCGCGCAACGAGAGACGCTAACCATCGCAGGCTTCGCACTCGACGAAGGCAAATGGGATGGCATGTATCTAGGGCGCCATAAGGGAGATGATCTGATTTATGCGGGCAAGGTCGACCACGGATTCGACAAGACATCTGCCGCAGAACTGCAAAAACGATTGAAGCCGCTCATTCGCAAGACGCAGCCTTACGCCAAGCGCATTGCGCACAAGGGCATCTGGGTCGAGCCGAAGCTGCTTGCGGAAATCGAATACCGCGCCAAGTCGGCCGAGGGCAAGGTCCGGCATCCCTTCTTCAAAGGATTGAGAGAGGACCTCTGATGGATAGAACCTCCCGCATTCTTCAGGATCTATACGACAGTGAAATCAATTTCACGATCGCCACCTTTTGGAATGGCGGTTTTCAAATCAACCTCGGGCTCGGTGATGAGGTGAACGGCTTCGATGCCGAAGGGGAGGCCGACAATATCGTCGATGCTGTCGAGTGGCTTCGTGTCGAAGCTATCGAGAAATATCCGGAGAGTGTCTTTGCAAAAACTCATCGACGATGACTTGACACGTTCGGCGGGTGCAACAACTTCGATGGTGGTTTACTGCGCCCATAATTGTGACACCGAATTCGAGACCGAAGTTGAGGAACTCGAATGCGGCGCCGGCCAAATCGTCTGCCTGGAATGCATCGGGAGCGGACGCTGCCTGTTTCCTCCGGAGATGGTCGGTGGCGAACTGGCGTGCGTCGATTGCAAGGGGACGGGCCGCCAGTTGGTCAGCATTTGAGAGCGCTTTGGTTTTCCACAGCCACGACGGGCAGTAGCACATTGCCCTGCCTGACCACTAGGGATCGACAATTTGCCAACGCTGTTGGCGCATGACTTGGTTGCCCGATGACGACCAAGTCGCGCCAACATCTCTACGGCACTCAAATCAAGATATCGGCCGAACGCGCCAAGGAGGCGCGCAAGGAGGCCGACAAGCTTGCTTGCGCGGCGTGGAACTATCGAATGCTCGGCTATAGAGGTCCCGCCCAACCATCTCCGACGATCGGTGACGCCATCAATGCGGGCTTCCTATATCTCGAAGTTCGATGTCTGGGGTGCGACACCAACCAAACGGTTGCGCTCGACGTCATTCGACGCGCCAAGACGACGCCCGTCCATGAACTTGAACGCTACATGCGGTGCAAGGATTGTTCGGAAGTGCGGCGTTATCCCTACAAGCGAAGCGCACTTGTGGCATTGAGGCCAACGAAGATCTCAGTTGAGAATCCGGCATCGTACTGGTGGCCCGGCGAACGTTAAGGACCGACCGATTTCATGTGCAATCTCTATTCAATCACCACCAATCAGGCGGCCATTGCCGAACTCTTCCGGGTCGTCCGCCGCTATGAAGGCAATCTGGCGCCGATGCCCGGCGTGTTTCCGGATTACCCCGCGCCCGTCATCCGCGACGCAGCCGGCGAGCGGGAGATGGTGCTGATGCGCTGGGGCATGCCGCCGCCCCCCCGCACCGGCGGCCCGCCCGTCACGAACATTCGCAACACCTCGTCGCCGCACTGGCGCGCGTGGCTCAAGCCGGAGCACCGCTGCCTCGTGCCAGTCAACAGCTTTGCCGAATACGCACCGGAGCCCAACCCGGAGACGAAGAAGAAAGATATCGTGTGGTTTGCGCTCGCGGACGCTCGGCCGCTGTTCGCGTTCGCCGGGATCTGGACGACTTTCAATGGGGATCGCGGCACGAAGTCGAAGCCCGTTCCGGGGCCGCACCAGGTGTACGGTTTTCTTACCACGACGCCGAATGAGATCGTGGAGCCGATCCATCCGAAAGCAATGCCGGTGCTGCTGACTACAGCGGAAGAGCGAGATGTGTGGCTCCGAGCACCGTGGGATGAAGCCAAGGCGCTGCAACGGCCGTTACCTGACGAAAGCTTGAAGATTGTTGCGCGCGGCATCGAGAAGGAAGATGCGTTCACCACTGCTACAGCCGTAAGCTCGGGCGAGCTGGGTTAACGCTGATTATGCCGAGCCATCGGCACAGAAAAGAACGGGTAAGCCTTCAAATCGATCGGAGTCCTTGTAACGAGCCGAGAAGCGCTCGCGCGAGTCCCGACCAAACGTATCGCCGTCTTTGACCACGAGCCCGTGCTCAACCAGATAGACGGCAAGGCCGTCCACCTTGTTGACCAGCGTTGGAAGTGTCAGCTTGTGGGTCTCGAACTCGATTTCACGCTCAGCAAATGCCGACAGCCCCATCGTTACTGCTCCGATGCCTGTCTCTGATCGGAACGGCAATATGTCCACCCACAGTGAGGAAGGATAGTCTGGATACGGCGCAAACGATCGACTGGACATGTCCGACCATAGATCGGCGGATCGTGCGACCTTGCCATTCCATACAACGGCGCAACATTCCGGCACCGTCGCAATCAATGCGCCGATGACAGCAGTTGTCAGACGAGCGGCGGACAGCGGCTGCTGGCTTTGGCCTAGCACAGAGACGATCAGATGCCCTTGATGTCGCGCCGCGGCCGCCTTCGCCAGCGGCCATGTCGTGGAAGCGCGCGACCACAAGCCGGGATCGTCGGGAATGCGCGCCGGCATCGACATGACGGCAACAAGCTCGTTGCCACAGCGAATGAGCGGCGAGTTTGCCTCAGCCTGTTGCGCGTCTCCGTTCTCCGCAACATCAGTTGCCAGCTCCGGATGTCGCGCGCGGAGCGCCTTCGCAAGTGCCGACATGTCCGGCGTTGCAGGCGTGTCCAACAGGACCAAAGCGAGCAGTGAATTGCTCATCGGCTATCCCGCAGAAATTTTGGGAGCGAGACCAGATACATTTGCTCTTCGCCCAGAGGTTGAACTTTTACTTTGCTAGAACAAAACACGAACATTGTCAAGTCATCCTCTTCGCCAGCATCGGCTTGCGGGCCACACGCACGTTGTTCTGAAATCATCTCGCGCGTGATGATGTCATCGGCTTTGCTGCGCTGAGCTCGGCAGCGCTCGCGCCGGCGCAGAGATCTCACATCCCGCGCTGATCATCCGGCGCGTCCCTTCCCACGCGAGCTGAGCTGGCTTTGTTCAAAAGTGAACATTGGGTCGCAGGCACTCAAGTTGACCAAGTCCCTCAACTGGCTCAACCCGCTCTCGCAATTTAATCCGCCGACATATCATATGCTGTGTCTCTCCCTCAAACGCGGGGCGTAAGCTTTCTCCATCACCGCAAGGCAATTGGCGTCGACCGGTGATGAGAACGCCGAAAAGCGCTCCCACCCCGCACACGAACGAGGGAGACGTGCATGCCGACACGACGACGATTCAAGCAGACCACGACACTCACCGAACGGCTGGCCGAGGAGGCCGCCCGGCTGCGCGAGGAAGCGCGCACGCTGGCGCCGGGGCGCCGCCGCGAGATGCTGCTGCGCCGCGCGCGGCAGGACGAGACCGCCATGCACATCGACGCCTGGCTGCAATCGCCCGGGCTGAGGGCACCGTCATGATGCAGCAATATCGCGCCTATCTGGTCGGCGACAACGGCGTGTTCCGCTCCGCCGAAGCGTTCGAGGCGTCGTCGGATGCGTACGCCCTCACCTTCGCGCAGCGGTTCACGCGGCACGGCAAGGTGGAGGTCTGGCAGCTCGGCCGCAAGATCGCCGTGCTCGAGTCCGACTCCTACCCGCCGGAATTTCTCACGCGTCAATGATCGCGTGATGTCGAGGGCGGCCTGAAGGTCTCGATCGCGAACGAGAACTTGACCTGCATCACGGGACCTTTGGCATCGCGAACGTCGATCGCCATGGTCTGCCTGGCACCTGCGGGAGGCGCGGAGAGGATGGCATCGCGCGCCATGTCCGCGACCGACTTGGCGGCCTCCGCCTGAACGGCGCGCGCGCTGGCGAGCTCCAACCCTTCCTCGTCGAGCGCTACACCGGTGTCGTCGCGCAGGTCGAAATAATATCGGGGCATTGCAGCATCCTTTGCCCGTATTAGGTCCGAAGCGGACAAAGGGTTTCCGGCGGCCCCGAAAAAATCTGGTGGAATCAACAGGTTCCGGGAACCCGGCGTTTTCCCGACCTGCGCCTGCACTTCGCCTGCGTGTACCCATCCCAAGTCGATCCGGCAGGCAACGAGCGCCGGCCGCGCCGCCCCTCCCCCGTCATCTCTCATTCCAACGAAGGAGGATTTCGCCTGCTGTGTGCGCGGGGTCACGGATGCACGCGCCATGTCCGCCTATCACTCATCCCACGACGACGGCATGAGACAAAACAAACAACCAGACAGGTGGACCATGACGAAGACCCTGATGATCACGAAGATGGCGGCAGCGATCGTGTTGGCCAGTGTTGCGGCAGGCGTTGCGAGCAGCTCGGCTCAGGCCGGCTGGGGCGAGAACGGACAGTACGGCAACGCGCCGCAGGCGCGGCCCCAGTTCGGTCCCCATTTCAACGGCTATGGCGGCAACGGCGGCCAGCGCCCGGTCGTCTATCCCGGCCCGCGGCCGATGCCCCAGGTCGTCGTCTATCCGCGGCCCGCGCCGCCGGTCTATATCCCGCCGCAGGTCGTGGTCCGGCCGGTCCAGTATCCGGTTGTCGTGAACAGGCCGGTGTACGTTCCGACGCCGCAGGTGGTGGAGAAGACGGTGGTCGTGCAGCGGCCCGCCACCGTGGTTGCGGCACCGGTCGCGGCGGCTGCGCCCGCTCCGGTGGTCAACAACAACTGCAACTGCCTCGTGAAGGAATATCCGCAGGCCGGCGTCGTGGTGTTCAGGGATATCTGCACCAAGGAAAGCGCGACCTACACCAACCTGCCGCAGCAGACCACGCAGGCCGTGCTGCCGCCGACCCAGTAATCGCGGGAGCCGGGCTCAGGATACGATGACCAAATCGAACGCGGCAGCATCGCCTGCCGCGTTCGTGTCTCTTCTTGAAGCGAAAGCGACAGGTGCGAAGCGACAGGAGCGAAACGACATTCGGCCCTTCACTCCTCCGCAAGCTTCCCGACGATATAGGCATCCACCGTTTCGGCGAACGAGCGCTGCACGCCGACCGCGGTCCCATGCTGGTCGAGCGCGTCGCGCTGGAGCACGCGCAGGCCGCGGCCGCGCATGCAGATTGGCGCCGTGTTCAGATATTGATCGATGGCGCCCTTCGCGAGCGGGATGGCCTTCGGGTCGCCCCTTGCGATCAGAAGCCGCAAGAGGCTCTGGCATTCGGCCAAACCTGGCATGGGATCAGCGCCTCACGCGCGCGATTTCGCCGGCCGCTTGACCGGCTGGGTGTGGGTGCCGAACAGCGCCAGCAGAAACGCGACTTCTTCCTTCGAACCGACCTGGATCATGATGATCTCCTTTTCGCTAGGTTGGTCGGGCACAGCGGGCGGGGCGTTCGAGACAATCGGGTTTCAGCACTGTTTCAGGCGTGTTTCGTCGCGACGCGCGACCATCGTCGTCTGAAATAGGAACAGCTGTTCGGGCTAAAGGTTATCGGTGCGTCGGTCCGGATGCACGACCGGCTACCCCCCACGGCCTCAGCTCGCCCCCGGGCTGGGGCCGTTTCTTCCCCCGCGCAAATTCAACGCGAGCGCGCCTGGTTCTGGTCTCGCCTGGGCTTCTCCCAGGACAGCTTGTTGCAGGCGGAACACCGGAAGATGGCAATCGCCCCCTCGGGTGAGCTGACCGAGTCGATGAAGGTCATGGGCTTGTTGCACGCGGCGCACAT